TTTTTAACGATCCTGAATTCAGAGAAGCCATGCGTTGGCAGCTCAACTCCAAATGTAGTTCTGCCGGTGGCCTGAAGTATACACTGTCGAGTCGGTGTTCCGGTGATTTCAACACCTCGCTGGGCAATCATTTCATTATGATGGGTCTGATAGAGAGTTGCATGCGCGGAATGTTAGGCAACAACAGAAAGTGGAGCTATCTTTGCGATGGTGATGATGCTTTGGTGTTTGTGGAACGGTGTATAGTTTTGGACAAATCTGCTTTCGAGCAACATTTTCTCGCGTCTGGACAAGAACTGGAGATTCTAGGTCCTGAAAGTGTTACTGGGTTGGAGTTTTGTCGCTCAAGAATTTACCATAGCCCTGTAGGTCCAAAGTTCTGTCGTGATCCGAGGAGGATTTTGGGTGGCTTGTTGACGACTTACAAACATTTCGACAAGAAAGTGTGTGAGTCTTATTGGCGCCAAATACTCATCGGTGAGTCTCATGTTTCTTTGGGTGTACCATTGGTACAGGAGTTTGTACACGCATGTTTTGTGAAGTTGAAGGGTGGTAAAGAATACAATTTCTCGAGAGGGGAATTTGACTATTACTACCGTTTCTACCCGAAAGAATTGGCCAAACCCCTACAGTATTCTGACTCCCAGTTGATCAGTTATCTGGATCTCTGGGGGATTGCTCTCCATGAATACGTAGCAATTCTTTCCTGTATAGACAACTTCGACTTCGGCCATGATCGATTTGATTGGTAGACCTTGTTCGGAAATCACACGCACTACACTGCCCCGGTGGGTGTGATAATAGTATAGGGGTTTGTCCCACGCGAAATGGCAGAGCAGCGCCTGTCTGGGTAGTGCTGTCTGGGCGGAGGATAGTGTGATATGTGGGGCGTCCTAAGTCCTGGGGCCCTGGTCTGTGCGCGGGTGGTTGTGTTATGAATGCAGTCATACCGGGTGCAAGTTGGTGCAGTGTGGTAGCCGCCACGCAGCAGCACATACAAGGGTGTATTAGATTGGTTGCCTAGTGCTCCCAACTTTGCATTGATTCCTGTTAGTAGGCATTATCGAGCCTTCTTTCAGAGCCGAAGATGGAAATGGAGCGGTACATGGTTTCGGGCGTGTATCGAGGACTACCATCAGAGCCGAGAAAGTTGAGTAGGTAGTGGTGAACAGAGCTCGTGTGTGAGTTGCAACTGAGACCAACCGCTTGGAGGTGCACCTTCCAATTGTTAAGTGATGATGTTAGTAACCCAAATTGGTGAAATTAGTCCATGCGTAGGGTGAAAATGGTGGTAGACGGGTGTGGAGGTGGAGGTGATTGCCATCTTACACACCACGTGCTGCTCAAGTTGCTGAATCAATAATGGTAGGATGTGCCAACAGAAGTTTCCAAGGGTTTTCTTCTCACAGATTCATTCCTTACCGAAACCTTTTCCATGTTAG